AAACTCAACATTACCAATTTCTCTGAATATATGATGTCTTAATTTTATAACATTTTCAACATTTAATTCTTCAATTACATCTTCATAAACATTATTGGTTGAATCATAAAAATCTTCATAGTAATCTTCACCTAATACGTGTTCTGCAACATCTTTTGCCGTAGTATCGCGACCACGATTATCAAATAGTTCGGCAAGTTCTGTACTGTTTCTTAAGAATAGGTAATAACCATCTGATCTTCTTTCAACATCCCTTAGAATATTTTTAGTTAGCCATTCCAACCAAACTTCAGGATCCTGTTGTATTTTATATAATAGAAAATCATTCTCAAGAAGTTCTGGTATTGATTTATAATCAAATTTATCTAAAATTTTTGTTTTAACTAAAAAATCAAATGAGGGTACGTTATTATAAGGTATGTTGGATAAGTCTAACTCATTAATTAAACCTGTTCTAAGTATAAAACTTAAAAATACCTCAATCCTATTATTGAATATTTTGGATATACCAACCCAATTATTATTATTAAATTCTTCAATTAGTTCTTCAATATCATTCATAACTTATAAATATAAAAAAAGGTGGAAAATACTTCCCACCTAAACTTTTTAACCAATAACCACCGATTACTTTTTGTTGTAATACTTCTCAACAATTTTCTTTACCGACTCTTGAACCGTAGATTGGTTCGTTGCTGGTTGTTTAGGAGCTTGTTGAGGCGCTTGTGCATTTTGTTGATTCGCTTTATTTTTACATCCGCATCCCATAATATTTGTTTTAATAGGTTTATTTAATTATAAATATCTGATATTACACATATTTTGTAAACCATTAAATATTTATTGTAATATGAAAAAAGTTATAAGGATTAACGAGAGTGATTTAATTGGATTAATAAAGAATATTATTATTGAACAAGATGATAATATTGAGTATGAAGATTTCACTCCACAAGAATATATTGATCTATTAAAGTCTGTTAATTATAAAGCACAAGCGATTCCTAAGTTTCCTGATTTCAGAGGTAAAAAAATAAGAGTTAATGGTAATCTAAACTTAATAGGGTTAAAGCAAATAACTAATTTGGGTGAGTTAATTGTGACTGGTGATTTAAATGTTCGTTCTTCAGGTATTGTAAGTCTTGAAGGTGTTACAGTTGGTGGTAGTTTAAGTTATTGGGACACACCATATAGTAAAGAACTTGAAAGAAGAATAGAAATGGCTTTAAGGGCTGAAGCAAGACAAAGAAGAGAAGATGGTGAATGGGATTTAAATAATTCTAATATTGATGACGAAGGTTTAATGGCAAACGCAGTTTTTGACTATATGGTTCAAGAAGGTGATATTGGATATTTAGATGGACGAGAACGTGAAGAATTAAAAGATTTAGAAAAAAGAATGGAAGAACTTGAGGAAAGAATAGATAACGAGGAAGATTCTGAAATTGTTGATGAATTGGAGATTGAACAAAATGATTTGCAATCCGAGATTGATGAACTTAAGGACAAAGATAATGATGTGTATGATTTAATACCTGAAAGTTCCCATTATGACTTATATACATTTAGGTCAATACATAATGATGCTAGTGGTTATATTTATGCGGTTGGAACTGAAAATGAAGCGGATAGTTCCCTTAAAGAGTATTATGATGAAATGTTAAATGATTTAAGTAATTTTGATAAAAATACTTTATCTTACCATATTGATGGTGACGAAGTTGCAGAATATTATGAAGACGCGGTTCGTGAATGGGTTACGAGCGATCCTGAAAATTATGATGTTAGTAGGGAAACTAGTGTTAAACAAGATAAAGAAATTGAAAAATTACAAAACCAAAAAAGGTCACTTCAAACCGAAAAATATTTAATTTCAAGTGGAGCTAGATCTCCTCTTATAGAGGAAGATATTGAAGATTTAAAATACTTCAAATTTAATGATTATATGGATAATATTTTAATTGTTGAATGGTCTGAAAATAAATGGCAAATTTACCAAAACGGTAAAAAAGTTGAGTCAGTAACTTATGAAGATGAAGATGAGGATGGTGAACATGAGTCGGATAATGAATCAAGGGTTGAAGAAATTGAAAGTGAAATAGAAGACATTGATGTTGAAATACAAGATATAAGAGATGACCCAGATGGTGATTTAAATGACGATGAGGTTGAAGAAGCCGTTGAGGATAGGTTAGGAGAAATTAAAGATGACCCAGTGGGTTGGTTAGATCAAATGGGTGAGAACTATGATAATTTTATAGATAGACAAAGTTTAATAAATGATTTAGTTGATGAGAATGATTATAGTGTAATAAGTAGTTACAACAATGAATATGATACCGTTTCAGTTAATGATTCAACTTTTGTTGTAATGAGAATTGACTAATACCTTTACAGAATACAATTATATCATTATGTTTATGGGTAATGGCAAGAAATAAAAAAATAGAATTTGTAATGGACACCGATTGGATGTTTGAAAAGCCAATTGATAGGGAACATAAGGAATATAAGTTACTATCATATTTCCAACGCATGGGTGAAAAGTTAGATAACATGGAACTTTATCCTGGATTTATAGAATTATCATTACATTTAGCAAACATACAAACACTTATCAGGGATAAGAAAATCATATATACAAACAAAAAATTTAATTCAGTTGATGACGAACTTTTAGTGAAAGATCTTAAAATTAAAAGTGTTCCTGAGATGTCAAATGATGAGTATGAAGAATTTATAAAGATTTTACAATACACCGCACCAAGAATGACTGAATATTTCAATATTGCAAAATCTGTGTGGACATTAGTTTATGATAGTATTGAGGCAAAATACAGGAAGAATAAAAAAGAAATTTTATCTAACAAAGGTTTCTTCTTCCATTTGGATAAGAGAGACAACAAGTATTATGTTTGGGAGTATGAAGTATCTCCGGCAGCAAAAAAATCACCAGAAAATAAGACAAATGTTAAATTAATTTATTGTGATGATAAAAACAAATTGACAATACCAAAGATAATAACTACATTTTCTGAGACCGAAAATAAAACAAAGTTACCGGTGTTAGAAATGATTAGTAAAGGTGATTTCCCAATTGAAGAAACATTATTACCATTATTTAAAAGAAAAACAATAATGTTAATTAATCAAACGAGAAATTACAATATTGAACAAGAGGATAAGAAAAAAGAAAAAGAATTTTTAGAAGATTAAAAATGGGTTTTAACAAAAGATTTTTAAAGAAAGAAAACATCCTCAACCACCTTACAGATATTATGAATTATTTAGATGCCGACGCAGTGTTGTGTACGGATGAATTTTCACGCAATGTCTACAGAATGTTTAATGAGGGAAAAAACAAGGAAGAAATAATAAATTATATAAATAAAAATAAATGAAAGTTAAGTTAGAATATGTGTGGATTGACGGATATACACCGGAGCCAAACCTTAGAAGTAAGATTAAAATTGTGGACTATGAACAAATTAAAAATTGTTTAGTTCTAAATAATTTCCCTGAATGGAACTTTGATGGGTCATCAACATTACAAGCGGAAGGTAATAGTTCTGATTGTATTTTAATACCTGTTAGACATTATTTTTGTGATAATACAAACACAATTTACGTGTTATGTGAAGTAATGAACTCTGATGGTACACCACACGAAACTAATACAAGATCAAAACTAATTGGAGATCAAGAAGATTTGTGGTTTGGGTTTGAACAAGAATATTTTATCTATGATAAAAAAAACAAATGTATTTTAGGTCACAATGAAAACAACTTGGAACCACAAGGCAAATATTATTGTGGTGTCGGTGAATATGTTGCAGGAAGAGATTTTGTTGAAGAACATATGGATATGTGTTTAAAATACGGAATTGATATTACAGGGATCAACGCTGAGGTTGCATTAGGTCAATGGGAATACCAAGTATTTTCAAAAGGTAAATTAAAGGCGGGTGATGATTTGTGGATGACCAGGTACTTTTTATATAAAATCTCTGAAAAATATAATTATGGGGTTAATCTACATCCAAAACCAATTCAAAAAGGAGAATGGAACGGATCTGGACTTCATGCAAATTTCTCCACAGATAAAATGAGAAATGATGGTAACGAAAAATATTTTATGTCATTATTTAATGCGTTTGAAGTAAGACATGAAGCCCATATTAAAGCTTACGGGTCAGATAACAATCTTCGTTTAACTGGTAAATTTGAAACACAATCAATTGATAAATTTAGTTGGGGGGTTTCAGATCGTGGAGCATCAATTAGAGTTCCAAGAGATACTGCAAAAAATTGGAAAGGTTATGTTGAGGATAGAAGACCTGGATCAAATGCTGACCCATACAAAATTATTAAAGAAATTGACATATCTTTAAATACTACCGATCAAATCTACGATGTTAAAATAATGATGAGTAAGGATGTTGATATGGAAGGTCTTAATGAAAAATACGGAACAATTTCAAATGATGAATTATTAAAAGAATATAGAGAAGAATAATGGAAAAAGAATGTGTATGTGGAGCTAACGTATTTTGTGAGTGTCCTCCACCAAAAGTAGAACAAGTTAATCATCCTAACCATTATCAATTTGGTGATGATAAAACTTATGAGGTAATTAAAATTATTGAGGTATATGGATTTGATTTCCATTTAGGAAACTGTTTTAAATATATAAGCAGGGCGGGTAAAAAAAATCCGGAAAAAGAAATTGAGGATTTAAAAAAGGCTAAATTTTATCTTGATAGGAAGATAGAGTTTTTAGAAAATATCATCATATAGAAACATTAGAAAAAAAATGAAAATAATAGTAACAGGAGGAGCGGGGTTTATAGGATCCGCATTTATAAATCACCTATTAAATAACTTTGAATGTGATGTTCTTTGTGTTGATAAACTAACATACGCTGGTCGTAGAATGAATATTAAACACAATGTTTCTTTTTTACAAAAAGACATTTGTGATGTAACGGAAGATGAACTTGGTGATTTTGATTACATGGTTCACTTTGCTGCTGAGTCTCACGTTGATAATTCAATTAAGAATGGGTTACCATTTGTTAGAACTAATGTTGAAGGAACATTTAATTTATTGGAGATATCAAGAAAAAATAAGAACCTTAAAAAATTCATACACATTTCAACTGATGAGGTATATGGTGATATGGATGAACACATTGCAATTAATCATACGGCAACTGAAGATGATAGTTTAAAGTCTAGCTCATATTATTCCGCAACTAAAGCGGCATCTGATATGTTAGTGTTATCTGCTAATAGAACTTATGGTTTACCATATATCATCACAAGAACTTGTAATAATTTTGGTGAACATCAGTTTGAGGAAAAATTCTTACCAACAATTGCAAGATCTATCGGTGAAGGTAAACCAATTCCAGTTTATGGTGACGGATTACAGGTTAGAGAATGGATGTATGTTTATGATAATGTAAAAGTCATTTGTGATTTAATGTTTGACCATGAGATTGTAAATACCACTTATAATATTGGAACAACTTTCAGAGTGACAAATTTGGATATTATTAAAAATATTTCTTATATTTTAAACAAAGAGGTTGATGTTAAATACGTTGAAGACAGATTAGGTCATGATAGGAAATATGGTCTTAATTGTACAAAACTAAGAGAATATTATATAACTAAAAATGGGGAGGTTCCTAAGTTTTTAAATTTGTTTGATTACTTAGATAGACAATATGGTGGTGAAAAATAAAAAAGGTTTATCAAAAGAGATAAATGTGTTGGGAGCAATAACAACTCCCGGTGAACTTATTCGTGAAACACTTATTAATTTTATGTGGGGATTTCTTGGAAACTCAATTGTAGTTTTTGTGGCAAAAGAACTGGACTTTTTGGTTTTAATCAACTATATTGCCTATTACATATTAATTTCTTATATTGTTAATAGGAAGAAATATGAAACTATGTTGGGTAAGTTTATTGTTTTACCTGGTTCGGCCGCAATAGGTGCCTTTACAGGATATAAACTAGCTCAAGCAATAACAAGTGTAATTTAAATAAATAAATAAAATAATGATAGAAACAGGAAAAATTATAAGTGGGGATTGTATTGAAGTAATGAAAACATTACCTGAAGGATCCGTTGATTTAATTTGTACATCGCCTCCTTATGGAGTCGGTATTGCTTATGATGTTCACGACGATGATGTTGAATTTGAGGAGTATTTAGTATTTGCTAAGAACTGGTTAACTGAAGCGTATAACGTATTAAAAGATGATGGAAGAATTGCCTTGAATATTCCCTACGAAATCAATCGTCAAAAGAAAGGTGGTAGAATTTTCTTTGTTTCTGAAATGTATCAGTTAATGAAACAAATTGGATTTGGGTTCTTTGGTATTGTTGATTTAGAAGAAGAATCGCCACACAGATCTAAGACAACGGCTTGGGGATCTTGGATGAGTTGTAGCTCGCCTTATATTTATAATCCAAAGGAGTGTGTAATATTGGCATACAAAAAACACCACATTAAAAAGGTTAAAGGAGAACCCCAGTGGAAAGGAACACCTACTGAAATTGAACAGGAAGATGGGTCATTAAAG